GCGTACTGACTAGGGGCTGATTGGTAGCTGGGGGCTGCCTGAGGTACCGCTTGGGGGTAACTGGTACCCACCTGATACTGAACCGGAGCCTGGGGTGCTGCCTGTTGAGGAGCCGCCACCACGTAGCTGCTCGGAGCGACGGCTGCGGGTACTTGGCTCGTCTGTGGGATCGATTGGACGGTAGCGTCCTGCATAACTCATCTCCTTTTGTAAGGCCTCTAATGTTCGATACAGATATGGGGTTAAATCCAATCTTGGATCCGCAGCCATCGGTAAGTCCGGTGATTGCGGGTGAGGGGTCTGCATCATGCCCCCCACTAAACGAGCGAAAGAAGAATATGCATTCTGCAATTCGCCCACCATCCTGAATGGGAACCCAGATAACATCTCGGCTCTTTCCTCATCCGTCTTAGACGGGAAGAGGTATTTCAGTGCCTCAATGCTATCAACACCTAATTCTTGCAAGTTTCTTACCACAATGGAGTTATTCAGGATGTCCTGAGTTGAGTCTTCGTATACGGGACCCAACCAACGCCATTGAACTGTAATGTCACCATCGGGAATTAAGCCCAGAACTCCTGGAGGAATTTGCTGGGTTCTGACACAAGCCATCATTAATTGTTTGACTTGATCCTCAAATGCACTAAGTGCATCTTGATACATTAACAACTCATTCTCATCTGCGTTCTCTTCTGGTTCCACAGGCTTTTCAAGTCCTGCAGCGGCCGCCAAAGTCGTACGGAAGATCTGCTCTTCTTGGTAAATAATCAACTCAAGGCAACGGCAAAAGCCATACGTGTAAATGGCATTTGCTTTTTTCTTGGAGGTTGCGGAAACACGGCCAAAGAGTGACTTGTATTCAGTCGCAGTCACACCAGCAGAAATAGAAAGCTCGTCAACACCGCCAAGAGCAGTACGAATTTCTTCCCGATACTGACGTGCAAAACTATTTTGGTCACCAGTAATTGCGTCCGGAACAATGTAACCAACTCGGTCGTTTGGCTCCAGGTTTGCAATAACGCGTGGAACACGGATCTGACCATCCATACCACGTGAAAGAGGATCTGATTTAAACCGTGATTGGCTCAAAGAACCCATCCCGGTAAAGCCTGAGTTTGCCGCAATAGAAGGACGCTGGATAACAGTGTCACTTCCGGCTTCCATCAGGTCTGTCTTGGGACGAGACGAAAGAAGAGTGGGGTTGCCAAAGAACTGAACGTTCTTCCGCATCGTGCGAACCATTTCGTCATGTGTGACGATGTGGTTGGCAAGAGCGTCAAACTCACCAAAGCCTTCAGTTGAAAAACCCTTGGGGTTATTGAAGATCTCTACGCAGGGGATAAAGCCGAGAGTATTACGAAATGTTTTGGTTTTGCCAGGGACTGTATAGCTGGGCTGATCAAAGGAAATTTCACCCTCTGCATGGGTTTCTTCAATCGTCTTTCTCTTGATTGAAAGCTTAATGTATCTCCTGGCTCCTTGTCCCAGGGATGCTGGTCCAGTGAGAGTAGTGGCGTTAATATCCTGGTCAAAGCCAAGACCACGCCTCACCTTATAGCTGTAGATGATTACGACTTCATCAAGCTCGCCATCAATGTTGTAATAAGTTCTGTATTCGTGCTTACGAAAGTAATAAAGCCTGTAGTTGCTATCGGTAGGACGAATGTAAAAAAGACCTTGACCATCACAAAGGAAATAATCCCAGATTGAATCCAAACGTGTATCAATTTGATTGTATTTGAGAACCCTGGTGAGGAAGTCTTTTCTCTGATTACCAAAGTTATCTTGCGCCGGAAAGAACTCAACTCCTTGGCGGATACCAAAGAGTTTCATCTGAGCGAGGTGAGAAGCAACGACGCCAGTATCCACCATGGAGCCACCTTCTCGCTCAAGGTAGCTGTCGATAATTTCTTTAAGGCGGGGCTTAGCGTCGACGGCCATTAACTATTACCTTTATCTAATTAGTTTATCAAGAACAACGATCAAACTTGCCTTAATTGAGAACCAAAAATCTGTGGGTACTGATTACGAAAATTTTGCATTTTTTGCTTTAACTCTTGGCCAGCAGGAGTATTGTCCATGCCGTACCTAAAGAGACGATCTTGAATTTCTTTATCTTGCATGAAATATCCAGGGCTACCAGCCAGGGGTACGCCAGGTTGCCCGAGTGGCATGGGAACGTTTTGCCCCATCAAATTACCGGGAGCTCCGGGTACGTTTTGCAGGCCGCTATAAAACATTTCTCTTGCTCTTAAGTATTTCTATTTTAATCGTCCAGTACTTCGTATCCAGCCGGATCATTGACTCTTGTCAACACAATACCTTCGTTTTGGACATCCCAATTCAAGATATCTCCCTCCTGCCATCCCAACTCTTCAATAATTTCCTCAGGAAACGTAAGGAAAAGATCGCCGTTCTCGTCTTCTTCCAGCTCAAGAATGTAGCTCATTTGGTCAAAAGCTTTTCCATAAGCTTATCAAGTTTAATGTTGATTTGTCTAAAGTTTTCGTGCATTTCTTGAATTTCTCTTAAAAAATCCACTTTCAAGACGTAGTCCAGGGGCATGCGATTGATCTGATCTTGCATGTGATTTAATCTTGTCGATTGCTGAAAGATGTCTTCAGAAAGTTGAGAAACCCGCTGGTGAGCGCGACCAAGTATTTTGTTTGCAACCCAGGAACCTCCCGTAAAAGCCGAAGCCACGGCGGTTACGGCGATTGCCAAATATTCGGGACCCACTTTTTGAAATGCTTTTTTCTAATTTTAAGACTTAGAAATCAAGCTGAAGTTGACCCTTGCGTGCGAGACCTGTAACAAGCCAGACGAGGGAATCTACACAGTCATCGTGACTACTGACACCAAAGTTGGTCAGCTCTTCAAACATAGTCGTGAAGTTACGGAAACGATTGAAAATAATTTTTCTATCTTCAAACATGCCAATAATCCCACGGAAGCGAGCAAGTTTATCAGCCCTGAAACCTTTAACAGGATGCCAAATTAAGTTGTATAAGCCTTCATTGTTAAGACAGATACGTTTGAAGTCTGCTTCCAGGGATGCCTGATACTGGACTGCTTCAGACCAAATATCACACGTGGAGTATGTAGGGAAATAATTTCCGTTGTCATCCTTGCCAACAATAGACCAATCGTTAAGAAGTTCTTTTAATGCATCAAGTTTCTCAAGGTTGCCCATAACGCGAATGCGTCGGTAATCAATAATATGAATACGATCTCCGATGCGTCCCCCCAGAACCATAACCGTGTAATCGTTCTTTTCTTTTACGCCAGCGGAAAGGTCAACACCAATGCCAAGGGCATCAAATTCAGTTGCAATCTCCGCTTTGACAATCAACTCTGGTGCAAGAGAAAGTTCATTCTGTCGAATGATCTGATTCATGTACTGGAAAGAAAAAGCAATGGGAGCTTGCCGTTTCTTTTCCTTTAGATATTCCAAAGACCACATCTCTGGCCAGTAAGACAATTCATCTCCGGTTACAGGATCGTTATTGATTGCGGAGAGAATAATTTGAGACCAATTGTTTTGTTCATTGAATGTTGTGGCATGGATGTCGTCATGGCGGAAGCGGGTACCAAGGCAGATCGCCCGTGCACCTTCAAACATGGTGGGAGCAATAACAGCATTCCAGTTATCCTGCATCATCTTTCGGATGTCAGGGTTTGAAATGTCTGCGGCAGATTTGATGGGGTCGTCAATAATAACCAGGTGTGAACGCTTGGAGGTCACCGAACCTTTAAGGCCTGCCGCACAAAGAGTAAACTGCTCATCACCGGTTACGTCAATGCCAGCAAACTTGTGATCAATTGACCAGTACTCGTTGCTGGTGACGTTCTTCAACAAACGCACCTTGGGAAATACCTCTTGATATCTCTTGCTTTCAATGATGCGTTTAATAGTTGCAGATTTTGAACGCGCAATATCAACCGTGTAAGACAGATAAAGAATCTGTAGCGGTAATTGAGATTGTGTATGGATACCAATGGCCCAGGCAGTGAACAAACCCAAGACAGTACTTTTAGCTGATCCCCTGGGACCAAGCAAGTCAACGTTGGGACCGGCGATTTTAATTAGACAAGAGCTGTCTTGGTCGGTAACAAAGTGTTGATGCCATTCTTTGTGATGCCGTGCCGGAGGTTTATCGGCAACGTAATCACAGAAAAAACCAAAATCTTCCCTGGCTCGATCCAGGTCTTCTTGGTTTTGCGGAATACGGATCTGATGGTTTTTTGCTGCAGCCTTTGCGTTGCGTCGATAAGCTAAATGAACGTAAGAAGGCACAACAATAACTCGGTGTATTAATTAAATACTAACCGAAAGCTGCACTTCTGAACGGATCTTCGACTTGCCCAGCGCGACGGTACTCTTTTGCGGCGGTAGCTGCTGCTTTAGCTTTTTGCGGATCAAACTCAGATTGATAAGTTTCAATACCCTTTTGATCATCAGCAGTAGCAGAAGCAACTTCAATTGCTTTTTCTTCTGTTTGTGAAAGTCCTGGCCCGGTTTGTGGTGAGCGACCAAAAGGATTTTGAATCATATAACCTTCTCCTGGACGCCAATTAGAACCAGGGGTTTGCAATGGAATTATGTTGCCGGGATGATAGGTTCCAGGATTGCGATCCATGCCCCGAGGACCTACTGGCAGAGCTTGTGCAATATCTTCGCCACGGGGACCGGTTGATGCAGTTTTTAAAACACTGTTTAATAAAACCTTACCTGGATCAACGTATGGCACATATTGCTTCATTACCGGGTCATATTTGATTCGTGTAAATTGACCCTTAAGTTCTTCAACAGGCTTTACTTGTGCAATTTCTTGAGACTGCATAAACATTTCTTTTGATTCAGGGAAAGAGGTTTCGGTCTCTGATTCAGACCAGTCAACAGCTTCGCCTTTTGCTTGATCAAGTAATTTATTTTGAAACTCTGCAATTTTTATATCAGCTGATTGTTCAACAGAAGGAGAAGCAACCGTTGGTTCCGTTAAAGAAATGAAATTTTTATCGTAAGCTAAACCGGGAAATTTTCTTAACGCTTCTTCCTGAGAAACTGTATAGCTTCCAGTGGGAGTTAACCCGACGACACTGCTGGCCCAGAACTCTGGGCGCTCCATGCCTCCAGGATATCTCAGAATTTTAATCACTGTTTTGCGTTTTTATTTTTTACGTTTTTGCTCTTGATATTTACGAGCTTTATCTAAAGCTGCTTTACGCTTTTCTTTATCTGACATCTCAGTGCCGTCTTCTTTTTTGGCTTCTTTCTTCTTGAAGTGCTCAAGAAGTTGAGGAGGCATTTTACCTTTTGCCATATCAGCGACCCAAATTGCGAACGCGATTAACCAGCGACTGATACTCAGGAGTACCACGCTCAGGCATTCTGTTGGCACGGCCAGGACCAAACATAATGCCAGGATTTACTTGGGGAGCAGGAACACCGGGAATGACAGAAGCCGGACCTTTCTCATCCTGTGCAGCAGCCATTTGAGGTGACTCAGGTGTCATCTGTTGTTGACGCTCTTGACCTCGTTGACCAATTGCAGCACGACGCTGGCGAATCCCTTCTGCAGCCATTGCACGCTGCTCGGGGCTCATGGCTCTGGATTCTGCACCCATTGTTATGAATAAATTTTCTTTACAGCTATCCTAACGCAATTATTCTTCCATATTCATGCGAGACCATACACTCATTGATGCTTCTTGCAAAGGACCTTCAATGGGATCATCTTTGAAGATAAACATCAACTCACGAATGGCTCGATCAGCCCCAGCAAGCAAAAGACCTTTGCGATCTTTGGCAGCCGTAAAAGATTCAATCTGTGCAATGGTGCCACGCAATTCTTTCTCCATGGCAGCAATACGAGCGACACCCGTATCACGTTTCACACCATAGTTCTCGATATCTTCACGCAATTTGCGAATGTCTTCTTGCATCTCATCGATCTCGATTAGGAGAGTCTTGCGATGATCCGGTTTTTTGTACTTGGATTTAATCCAAGCTTCGCACGCAACAACGCCTCCTTTGTAACCAAGGAAACGAGCATAGATATAGCTTTCAATAATTGAATAGTTAGCTTTTGCAAAAGCGCAGAAAGCTTCCTGGGTTGCGCTATCTAAGTTATCGACCCACTGGTCAAATACTTCAATATCGATAAGCTCGTTGGGCCTGAGAGTAGTCTCGGGCTTCGTCGGCTTGTCGGAACTGCTGGGATTGCTCGGAAGAGGTTCGCTGCTCTTCAGCTCCTTTACCGATAGTTTCGCGTTCTTGTTCACCAGCAGTCTCCATTTTTTTCTTGGAAAATTCGTAAGCCACGCCAGCCGCTTGACGATACTTGTCTAAATCAAACCAATCGTCAACGTCAACTTGTCCGGAGGGAACGGAACTGGTCATGGCTAACAAATCTTACAAGAAAAAATCAGAAATTGCTCATCATGGAAGCAAGACCCTGGGCGAAAATGTCGCGGCGGCTTTCCAGGGATTTTTGACGCTGCTGACGGCCCTTGGAAGACTCAAGACGCTCAAGCAATTGCTCGAATTTATTGATGTCAAAATAGTCGTCGCCAGTCGTTTGACCAACAGGAACAGAGGAAGTCATTGGTAACTAACTTACTAAAGTAATTATATCAAGCAATATTTAATTAAAAGCTAAAGGAGCCCACCAGGGTTTGATAAATACTGCCCTGAGATTGGATCTTAGCCAGTTCTTTGGCACCTTCAGATTTAAGTTTTGTGGTTTCTTTGTCAATTTCACCTTGAAGATTGGTGAGGCCAGCACTGTAAAGATACTGCCTGGTATCACGGACATTCTGGAGTTGCTGCTCAATTTCAGCAGGAGTTCCAGAGAACTTATCGCCGAAATTTGGGGTGGTCACTTTGGTGCGACCAGCCAGATCTCCGCCGTAAGCAGGGAGGAGATTCTTATCAAAAGTAAAAGTACGCTTTCCAGTACGCTCACCAGCCGTGTCAAGCTCTTGCTTGCCAAACATGGTGTCGTAATAATTATCTAAATAGCTCTGATTAAATTTCTTTTGGTACTCAGAACCCTTGGTAAGCGAATCTTTAAGATCAGAGACGTTTGAATAATATCCCTGGTTGAATCGCTCCAATGCCGTTTTTTGTTCTGATTCGGTTGCCTGACGGCCAAGAATTTCTTCATAAGCAGCGCCAATACCAGTCTTCCTCTGACCGGGAAGCAACTCTTTGGTATAGATGTCGGTAAACCGAGAGATATCCTCTTCAGGCGGAGTTAAGTCGTAACGACTTGCGTAATCCCGCAATTGGGAAGTTACATCGCCGTAGCTGACAAGACCTTGACGAAGTTGAGATTCCAGGCCACGGGTCAAACCTGAATAAGCTGCAGCACCAGAAGCTTTACGCGCTTGTTCTTTTGCGGCTGTCTCTGCACGCTCTTGTGCTGCACGAGCTTCGGCAGCAGTTTCTTTCTGTTGCTGATACGTTAAAAACTTTTCGAAGCTATCGTCTTTGGGGACGGGAGCTGGAGTGTAATGAGTAGTTCCGCCCATGATTAAATATTAGTGAAACGACGGCTGAAAGAAGTAGGTCCGAACATTCCCTCCATTTGGGCAGCTTGTTGAAAACCAGTTCTCTTCATATTAAGAAGGTTTTCAAACATTGAAGCTTCTTTGGATTCCGGAGAAATACGTGCAAGGCGTTCCCGGCGAGAACGTTCAGACATCAAAGCTGTTTCCTTGGGGGCAAGTTCGCTAAAAGCAGTGCCAATTGCACGCCTTTGACGAGCTTCTTCAATGTCTGAACCAGTGGTGGACTGATAAAGAGGACCCCACATCCCCATGCCCATCTGGGCTTTAGCGGTATCCCTTGCGACTTGAACGTCAGAGAGACGTTTTGCATCCGCAGCGGCAAGCTGTGCCTGCATTGCAGAAGCAGTACTTTGTTGGCCCAGCAAACCACCAAAGAGGCTGGAACCGATACCGGCTATACCTAATCCAAAAGTTAAAGGATCCATGCCACTTTTTAATTTACTGCCCCAAGAAGTACTGCCCGAACCACGGCCGATAGCTGACGTAAAACGTTCAGTATCAAGACCTAAATCAAACCCAGGTGACCATGGATTCATTTTAACCGAGATAATTTCCGTAGTATTTGGTGGGTTCGAAATTATATCCAGGAGCCGAGACGTCCATCCGATAAGGATTAGGTTGAGCGTAAATATTTGCGATGTTTCCACCAGCGGCTAACTGGATTGCTGCTTGAGCGCCAAAAGCATTTGCAATTGACTGAGGAATGGTTTTGAAAAGAGCGCCGTACTTGGCAGTCTCTTTCATGCTTTGCATGCCAAGTTCTTGGGCACGTTGGGCACGGCGTCCCTCAAACTCTTCAAAACGCTTTAATTCTTCTTCAGTCGGAAGCGTATTTTGCTGACGACCAAGGTTGCTAAAAGCTTCGCCAAATGCGCGAGTTTCAATTAAGTTTTTAAGAGCAGAAGCACGATCTTGCTCCGGCAGCAAGCCAAGCATTTGCTGGATTTCTGGAGAAAATCCTAAGAGTTTGTTTTGAAATTCACCAGCAAATTGATTCATGTTGCCTCCTATTAGAAGCTAATGCTGGGAGCTTGAACAATTGCACCAGCGTAAGGATTTTGGCTAATAGCGGTACGGAATGTTGCGCCACGCTCTTGCTGACCTTCCCGAGCCAACGCGCCCATTGTGGCTTGACGACCAAGAGTCTGATAAGAGGAAGTCTGGCTTGCCAGAAGCGACTGTTGATTAACAAGTTGCTGACGTTGCAGGCGCTCAATCAAGGGGAGTTGAGCTTTTTGCATTTGGAGTTCTTGCTGCATTTGGTATTGCAGCATTTCTTTATCTAATGCAAGACCTGCTTGACCAAGACGTGTTGCTTGATCAACGGCAAACTGAAGATCGCGGCGGCGAACATCCTCTTCCCGAGCAGCTTCAGTGATCGGAATATTGCCAAGGGGAGTCGGAATCGAAACAGCAGGGCCACTGGGGCGCTCACCAGCAGTCATTGATTCAGGCTTAGGCTGGCCTGTGGGACCGACGCCACGCACCTGCTGAACACCTGCCGTCGCTGCCTGCTGTGCAAGGCCACCGATAAGAGCGGGAGCCGCAAAACGCAGACCCATGCCAAGAGCCTTGGCGGGACCAGGGCCTGCCATCAAACCTTGCGTCGCTGCATTGATGAGTGGATTAGCGACAGCACCAGCGCCAATTCCAACGGGAGCTGCAATTGCGGCACTCATAGGATCACCCGAAAAAGCAGTGCCTAAACCAGAGAGCAATGCACCGCTTCTGCCACCAGCTGCACTTCGGAAGTTGCCAACTTGGTTAACAAACAGACCACCGGGTTGCGTTACTGCTTGCTGGGCTTGTTGACCAGCACCACCCATGAACTCACCAAGACGGCGCTGGTAATAACGGGAACGCGCACCCAGAGCCGCTAATGGGTCGTCCATTGGGTATTGATTCGCCATATTTAACAGTATTCTGTATGTTTAAATTTTACCAGTAGTATTGCTTTGGTATTCTTGAGTCGTCGGTAATTTTGGACGATTAGCAGCGGCAACAGCTTCGTTAACTACGTTGCCACCTGCAATACCTGTCAAGGACCCAGACAAGCCGCCAACCAAAGCGCGAACTGCTTTTTGGCGAGGAGAAGTAGCAGTACGTGCCGCAACATTTGCAGCAAGGGTTCCGGCAGCAAAGCCGCCAACCATCGGTGCGTTAACAGGGAAGCCCAACATGCGAATCTCTGGTTTTCCTTCCAAGTTCTCCATCGTTCCTTTGATAATCCCTAAACCACCAAGACCCTTTTCTTGGTACAAGAAATTCATGTAATTGCCGTAACGCTCAGGCGTTAAATCAGGAATCTCTTGCTTAGCTGTTGCATATTTCAAGGGATCACCCGTGCGACCAAGGAAAAAGCGTTCAAACAATTCTTGAGTTGGTTGAGCAGTTTGACGGCGATCTTCTGTGCCCGTAGGGGAATAGGTCTGGGCGTAACCTCTGGGGCGAAATTGTTCTTCCGGATTAGTGATGTCATAAGTACCAGCTGCTGCAATGGCTGGCGTTGCAATACCAAGAGCAACGGCTGCCCGTGCAGTAGGAGATTTAAGAACATTCTTGTTCACTCCCATCTCTATACCACGTTGAGCAATGGCTAAAGGATGGTTCCAACGCCACCAATAAGTGCGTGTACCGTCATTAGCAACGTCAATCAGAGCCCTGGACGTATATGCACCAAGGAATTGAGCGGGCGTCTGCCTTGCGGTAATTCCAGCTCCTTTTAATTCTTTTTTGAAGCCTGGACCAAGAATGCTCTCTCCGTATCCCGTTCCTTGCTCTTTTGCTTTTTGCAGTAAACGAACTTGGATGTCATCGGCAGTACGAAAACCCTGCTTGTAATCGCCCGCAAGTTGCTGAGCCTTTTGAAAAAGATTCATTACGCTTGCCTCATTGCCGCAAGGACTTCAGGCGGAAGCGTAACGCCAGGATAATGGAACGTCTGCTCGATTCCCTGCATTTGAAATTGAGTGCCAGGAGCAAGCGCTTGTTGCCCCAGGTTGTTTACTGCCTGGCGTTGCAGAGCTTGTTGATAAATTTGTTGCTCTTGCGAAATGTTGGTGGGTTCAAGCACTTGTGCATTTTGATAAAGAGCACCTTGTGTAGCAAGGTCCACAATTGGCATTGACGCAAGAGAGGCCCCAAGGTTTATTGCTTGCTCAACTTGAGAAGGTGCATAAGGCACTTTCGTTGTAATTTGTTGGCCCTTAGGAGTCGTGATAACTGCTTGCCCTCCAGGGGTGCCAGGGAATTTTTTACGCGCTAAACCTACAAGTGGATAGTTAAGTAAAAAGTCTCCTGCTGCATATGCCGCACCCGCAGCTGGGCCTTGTGCCAGAGTACCAACTGCGAAGTTAAGTGCTGCGCCAGGGATTGCAGCCTTTGCCGCTTGACGGGAAGTTTGGCTTCCAATAAGTTGTCCGAGACGCGCAAACATATTTCTTTTTATTTTTTATTTTAATTCAACCAACAGTTTTTCCTGGCGAAACATTTTCCGACCTAACGGTATCTTCACCTTCTCGTTCTTCTTCTGCCGAAGATTGATAAAGATTTTTGCGCTCCAGCAATTGAGCAACTGAAACATTGCCGTCTGCTTCATTCTCGACACGCTGCTCAGCAATAGACATCAGGTATCCATTGGGATCCGGATTTTTCATCCGAGGCATTGGGTTGCGTGCAACTTTTTGAGGATTGAGTGTAGGACTAATGCGATATGCTTCAACCCAAGCAGGATTGAAGTCAGGTTGATCTTGAGGACGTTGAGCAGTCATTGCCCGTCCTTCATTAAAGTCGTAATCTTCTGGTCGATTAAAACGACCTAAACCTTCAAAAAGCTCATAGCTTTGATTAACTTCTTCGTTGTTGTCAAAAAAAGGTGAGTTGGGAATGAAATTGAGATCCGGGTTGAGTTGCCTCTTCCGGGTCATCATTTTTCTCAATAGATCCGTTTCGTCAAAACGTGATGGGTTCCAAGGATATTGACCTGTAGATGCTTTTGCACGAAACAAATCGTCAAAGTTAAGTTGCTTCTTAACTTGACTTTTTTGATTAAACGGGTTGGTAATGTAACGACCAAGATCTAACCGTTGGTCTCTCATTCTTTCTTAGCCTTTTTCTTTTTTAATCCTACTAAAGTTTTGCGTAAATTTGCTTGCTTCACCGTTTTCTCGTCATATTTTTCAGGATTGGCAAGAACGTTTTCCTGAAGCTGGGCACTGGTAATGCCACGGCGTTTGGCCTTGGCAGTAAAAGCGCCCTCCTTTATTTCAGTTCCCTGAATCCATTTTTTATCTTTCTTTTTTTCTTCAGCCATGTTTAAATACCGCCACCAAAGTTCCGAAGGAATTCCTGCGGATCGCGTCCCTCGATTCTAGCTCGACGTAACACTTCGCTTACCGCAATACTTTCTTTAGTTTTTTGACGACGTTCCAGCTCACGTTGAATTGCCAATGAACCAGACTTAGTTGATTTGCCAAGTGCAGCCTCAAGGCCTGCAGACGAAACTGTTGAGAAAGGAGTTTGCTCTTGCTTAAGAATCCACTTGGGAACGTCAGTTGGTTTGCGTCCAGCAGCAGCCGAGTACTCACCAGTAGCTTTACTCATTGCGCCTGGAACGTACCCACTTTCAATTCCGTAAACACCGATGCCAGCAGCACCGCCAGGAACTTCAGGTTCCGGAGGACGATTCAAACTGCTGTACTGAATTTCTTGCTTTGATTGAGCTGAAGTTGGAAGATCGGCTGGCATTGCACCACGAACACGCAACTTCCCAGGAATATCTGGACCCATTTCAGAAGGTGCTCCAGGAACTAAAAATTCTTTTGTCCCATAAAGCTGGCGTAGTTCTTCTTTGGGAGGAACTTCTTGCAAGCTGGGAGATGCCCCACGAATTGCCGTACCTGCAGACGTAGATTCAATCTGAGCCTCAGGGCCAATATTGATAAGAGTACGTTCTTTTAAAAGACCCAGGGGATCTGCGCCTGCACTTGCAGCCTCTACAGCTTTACGTACAGTAGTCGGTAAAGATACGTCAATCTTCCCCTGTGCTTGCAACTCTTTAAACTTTTGAGTTCCAGGTGCTGCACCTGAGATTGATTTATCGGTCCAGGCTTGGGCAAGTGCCCTTTCAAACCTTTGAGTACCAGGGCGCAAACCACGAGATGTCACTTCTTGCCGAAGGGCAATCATTTCATTCTTGGCAATATCAGCCAATTCCTGCGAGCTTAACGGGCGTGCGGTCTCAACCTGATCAACGGGAACACCATCAGGAAGTTGAGCGGCAACAATGTCAATAGGCTCATCTTGCTCCATGGCAAGAATACGATTTTGTTCCGCAATTTCTTCTAATACTTCAATTTGCGTACCGTCGTAATCTTCATTGCGTTGAAGCATTTGTTTTGTACGGCCAGTCATCTGATCTTCACCAGATTCGACCGCATTAATTTTTTGATCAATAATTAATGGTTCTTGGGCTTGTTTAAATTCGGTTAATGTTTGTGTTGGCTCCAAGGCACCGGTTGATTCCAGATAACTGCGGGGATTGAAACCTGTGGCACCCGTTGAACGAATTTCGTTTAAAACTTCATCAACTTGACGCTCAAGCCCTTGGACTTGCAGCGCTTGACGACGCATTTCCGCTTGGGTTGACCGACCAGTTTCCAAACGTTTAGCTTGTTCGTAATCTGGGCGGTACTTTTCAATAATGTCACTGACTACATCTCGCGTGGGCGCCGGTTGAGACGGGACTGGCTCGGTTGGTACTGCGGCACGACGCACAACAGGCTCCATTTCCGCCAGGTTGACTTGACGCACGCCAGCAGTTGCGGACTTTGGGGGTCCTTTCAGTAAACGACGGGCGCCAAGTAGGGCGGCTCCGCCACCAGCAAGGGCTAAACCAAGACCAACACCCACAGATACGGGATCAAACCCTTGTTGCTTCTGGGATTCTGGGGCTTTGAGTTGATTACGCCGGAATTCAAGCACTTGAGGCGCAAGTTGGGCGCGTTCTTCCGGTGATTCGGGGACTGGGTTGCCGGTTGCGCGGCTATAAGCGTAAAAATCAGCCGGAGAGAGGGCCATTTGCAGTTATTACAGGTACTTTTTACCTTTTGTCATTCTATTGTTGACAAATCTTAGGTGTGCCAGCTTTATAGTAAGGAAAATACGGTCAAAAGTTCCAGGGATGGACGCTGGTACCAGGCAAAAACGGGTAGAAGCGCTCGAAAAGATTAAAGATCGGGCGTTATCGATGGCGAAAGAAGGGCGCGACTCTCTAGAAGTGCGTGATTTTGTTACCAGCGCCAAAAAAGAATTGGCTTATGAGTTGCCTGACGAAGATTCTTTTAAAAAAGCAATGTCGGCAACGTTGGCTTACAAACGAAAGAAAGCTGAATAATTAAAGATTAATCAAATAATTAAACGCGGAGCCAAAACTCCGCTTTTTTGGCTGGTTTTTTGGGCTAATTAGGGAAAATAATTACAAAAATTAAATTTTTTTTATTTAAAGTGCGCCCTGTATTGGCTGATTTGGGTGCATAGTTACTTGACTCTTCTCCCACCGCCCGTGCGGAAGTAAATGTGGAGAGAAAAAAAAGAAAGTACGGGGGTGGTCAGAAGTATGCTGCGTTGTCAGGGATAACGGGAGGTTACCTGACTACGTTGAATGCATAAGTTTAACTTATCTGACTACGTTGGATGGCAGCCGAAGGTTGCCTGACTACGTTCAAGATACTTCACTGCCTCCGTTTACCCTCAACCTAGTTTCTTTTGCCTACATTTATTTGATTTCGCACGCAATCATTACTGATTTGTGATACGAATTCATATCGGTCGAATGCATAATCGTAATTCTGATCAGCCTTTTGGCGAATCGCGGCCCCTCATGGGCGTTACAAAACGGTTCAGCCAAAGGGTTGACAAATTGCGACACATGTGCATTCGTTTGTTGTACTCATTTATTTCCTGTCATGGCACAAGAAACTTACACAGATCTTTGCGAAGAATACATCACCGAAGATGAACAAGCTTTCATCGAATGGTGGGAATCGCAACACCAAGATCTTGATACGGCTGAGGATTAGGCGTGATGCCGGGGGATCGAATCCCCCACTCAGCATTGCCTTCAGCGGAGATAGGCACCGCACTATCGTTCAGCACAATGCAAATTACCTACGGTCAACTCTTTAAATTTATGGGTACCTTTACCAACCAGCAGTTGGATGATGCCCAAGTGATTGCAGAAAATCTGCATGAGCGTTTGGGTAAGTCCTACAACCAATGCTTGGTTGACATCCTAGTTGAAATACGCAAGGAACAACTTGCAAGCTAAGTCCGTTAAAGCGGCATGCCTGGGTGCAAACCCCAGGCTTAGCATTACCCCCAGCGGAGATGGGTACCGCACAGCAGAAGGGCCATGATTAAGACCCAGCAGCTTGCACTCGATGCTCAACGCAAAGCTGAATCCATGGGATGGGAAACTTGCATCATATTGGATCAGTCCGATGTCGTTGACTTAGCAACTGTTGTTGCATGGGCACCAGGTGCAACCCAAGCTCGTTACATTTCCTTCATGGAAGGAAGTGAGAACTGCAAGGGTTGGGTACCTGTTAAGCACATGCATGACAAGCTTGCGTTTTGGCAAGCACTCTGAGTATCAGGCGGGATGCCGGGGGATCGAATCCCCCACTCAGCATTGCTGCTCACTAAGAGCAGCTCACTGAACACAACTCATGTTCATCTACCAACCTAATATCTACTCCAACGACCGTGTCGTCTGGTATGGAGGTGAATCTACTCAGCTCCATTACGAGACCGAGTCGGTGGATAATCACGGCAACCCCCAGTAGGTTGACCGTGCAGTGCGTACTCTTGGCAGTGGTATCCCAACGAGTGTCAGCGAACTTCACGCTGACCTCGTTGATTACTACAATTACTGCCAGGTATACGACTTCGAATAATTCCTGCACTTAGCCCTGTCATTGCACAGGGTTCTCTGCAGGACTTTATATCCTGTTCACAACTCAACTTAATTCAACTCATGGCTTACGCTGATCTTCAAACCACTACCCTTGTCGGTCGCATTGCCGATCTCACTGTCATTCGCACAGAAGATGATCGGGAATGCCTGGTTGTTACTGTGTATCACCGCATCTCCTCCGATGCCGTGGTCACAATCAAGTTCCTCAACAGCAACGGATTGCTCACTGCTTACGGCAATGAGAATCTGATTGTTGGCCAAGAACTTACCATCAGCGGCAAAATTCAAGGCATTCGTTCTTTCTACATGAAAGACGATGAACTGGTGCCGCTCAAGCAACCAGAACTCCAAATGAAAGTCACTGATTATGCTTTTGGTTCCAAGCCTCAACCGAAGCCTGAACCCAAAGCTACCTCCAAGAAATCAACGGCACAGCCTACGCTGGAGCCGATTGAACTCTGATTGATTCCTGCACTTAGCCCTGTCATCGCACAGGGTTTTCTGCAGGACTCCACATCCTGCTCATTATTCACACCCAACATCTCACATCATGAAACAAGTAATCAAGCTTGGCATCAACCGTTACATTCATCTTGATTCTTACGGTGAGTCTTATGAGACTCGACCCATTGTCAACTTCCTCGTCTTTCTCCTTGCCACAGGCATTGGAGCAATGACGGTAGGCGCCACCGTTGGCGTTGACATCACCAACTTCAATTCAACTAACATCCAGAGGATTAAATGACTACAGCACTGCAAGAACACACAGAATTATTGAATACACGCATCAAACAACTTATTGCTGCTCTCATTGCAAATTATGAGAAGCAATACAACAATTCAAGTTACTACCAGAAGGAAGACTTCGATTTCGAAGTTGTCCCTGGGACCAAATACCTGAAACTTATCATGGTTCAGCGTGGTTCCAGGTCCGTTCATGCGTTCATCAACAAACAGACTGGTACCGTTTACAAGCCAGCCAGTTGGCGTGCCCCTGCAAAGCATGCACGTTACCAACTGATGGATGACGCATCATTCGAGGAGTGTCTCAAGCGTGCTGACTGGGCTGGTGGGTATTTATACCTATCGTAAGCCCTGGCTTGCACCTTGACTAGACTCCGCTATTTTAACTTCGTTCCCTACTCAACTCATGGAACTGCTCTCTCAACTCGACGTGGCAAACCCTGATCACGTCTCTGTTATTACCCAGCGTGGTCGTGTTGTGATCTCTGTCCGCAAGGATGGAGCCGATGTCACAGTCGGCTTTCCCATCAGTGCGGCAACCTTTGACACAACCCCCAGACCCCCGCTGCAACAGCCACTACCAGTACTTAAATCTATTAGTACTGAACCTATGAAACAGTCAGCTGCCACTCGTATGGCAAGAGCTGCTCGTTTCAATGCCAAACTCACCAATCAAACCGCACGTCAAATCAAGGACATGCTGCGAGACAAAGACATCATGTCGAAGTTTCGCTCCAAGCACCAGGCATACATTCAAATTGGACAGGCTTATGGCGTGAGCAATCACACAGTCCGTTCAATTGACAATGGTATTGCCTGGAAAAATGTTTGATAGTTCTTTGTAACTACTCAAACCTGGGGTGGTATCACCCACGTCCTGAGTACGCAAAGCGTAGCAAAATTTAATGGATTGACTTTGATCTATCTAAGTCAATCCTTGCTACCTTCGGTGACGTTAAACTGCTCAATTCAATTATCAACTCAGATCATGACCACAAATCAACTCGACAACAACTACAACGCTGATTTGCTTGATGCCATGGCTGACATGGCGGAAGAGCAATATCAAGCAATGATTGAAACCGATCAGTCCGAATGGACTCTTATTGAAGACAATGGCAAGTTCATTGGATTCAACGTTACAAATCGAGAATCTCAATGGGAGGGCGTCATCTATGACGACGAAGATTATTGAGAACAATTCTCAACAAGCAGATGACATTATCATTGTCATCCTCACCATCATCTCAATAATTATCACGGAACTCATCTCATGCTTCACCCAGTCACCCAAGAAATCGCACAAAGCTTTGGCTATGTCCCTTTCTCAGATGAGGAGGGGCAAGAACAATACCAAGCCGAAGTCACTTACGACAGCAAAAATGGTGGACAGCCTCGTAATGGCAGCGTCTACCGCAACAAACGAGGCATCCTTCGGTGCTATTGGAAACCCAAGTGCACCGATAAAACTCTCGAAGGTTGGTACGACATCCCAACCAACGAGGAAATCGAGGAGTGGTCGTTCGACTCAATCTGCTTCACCCCAGGGGAAGACGAAGTCGAACCTGACCATCCCGACAGCTGGCTCTCAATCCTTGGCTTGATCTAACCATGAATGAATACACACTTATTGAAAACATTCTCAATGAACTCAAAGGAGTTGTCCAACGAGAAGACAAGCGTCATGAAATGGATTGTCATCTGACTCCATCCATGCTTGCTCTGTTGGAAGGAGAGATCATTCCTCTGCTTGAGAATGAACTCGACTATGACCCAACTCCTCAACATCTCTATGACAATAACGGTGGTGAACCAGTGATGTTAGCAGGTGAAATTCATCATGCTGCATGGGTTCAACACCAAGCTCTACACAGTTAATTAACTGTTAATGCAAAGGGCTGGTTCGCATTAGAACCTAAGTCTGGTGCGGCCAGACGCCCTTTGCTTCATCTCCGGTGGTTGCCTGCCAACCAACGGAATCCCTTAAACAAGCCACTGGCCAGTGGGTCTCTGCAGGAGACTCGCTCATTGTAACTCAGTTGCAATGTCCATGGCCGGTGCTTGACATCTCTGATAGACTCCAACTTCCATCACACTTCAACTCATGTCCAAACTCAACGATGCACCCAAGCCACGCATCCCTGATGCAGTGGACTCCCAAAGGCTGCAGGCAATGCAAATAGTTGCCAAGATGAAAGAATCTGCCGACAAATACGGCATCGGTTTTGTCGGTGGATTCGTCACACCAGACGGTGAAAAGTTTGTGATGTCCAATATGTCTGACGAAGAAACTGAAATGCTTCTTCCTGAGAACCTCCAATGATCACACCAATGCAACAAGACATGATCGATCAAGTGATCGACATGTTTAACTTTGAGAAGGTACTAATCACAATGCATGCGCTTGACTGGAAGTGGGTCGAAGAATCAGGTAAAGCTGGTCATTCGGTCCCTTCTATCAAACGCATGAAGAATGCAGCACTCAGATTATTAACCCGCTCTGTTGCAGACACTTGTTGTGGCAGTGGTGGATTCGAAGCAACTTACTATCCTCCAGATGAGGAGAACAAAGATGGAGCCTTTGCGCTTCGCTTTGTTGTGACGCAATCGTTTAGCACAAACGATTGGTAACCACTATGACTCAAGACAAATCACCCATCAACTTTGATCGCACAATCGCAGGTTTTAACCTGACTGAACGTGGGATCAAATCATTTACAAAATCAATCAAACTTGGACCATTTCAACTGACGTTGAATGCCCGTAAGTCGGGTGTGCTTGGATCTGTATCTATCCCAGGCACAGGCTTGTCCAAGCGAAACATTCACATTATCTAATTCAATCTCATGAACACATCTGAATTCACCGCCATGACATTGCTCATGCAATCCTGTGGCGGTTCATTTGTTGACGCACTGGCACAAGCTATGCGCTATGCAGATCCAGTGAATCGTCAACGCCTGCTTGACGCATTCCCTGACATCATTGAAAAGTATGGTCCTACATCAGACTTCATGAAATCAAAGCAATTGACGGAGGTCTAACCCATGTCAGTCCTTGTTGTTGAAGACATCATTATTCGAGAAGACTATGTCACAGTTGTCGCAATGGTTGAGGATGCTCGCATCCTTTACCAACAAGATCTCATTAGCCCTGCAGAATACTGTCCTGCATTGTGCCAGGCATCTTTCTACGTGGATGAAGATGAACAAATCCCTACTGATGAAGGGAGCTTCATTGATTATCTTAATGAGCTCGATTTGGACTGGCAACTCCTACCCAACGATTACTTCTAATGATTGGCTTATTGCCTAAATCAATTTGCTAATCCTTCGTCCTGAGCATGACGTTAAACTGCTCAACACTACGAACTCAACTCTGAACTCACCATGGAATTTCGTCTCCCAACTAACTTGCAAACTGAGCTGATCGCTTATGATCCACAGCTCAAGGCATTGGCACGTCAAAAGACTGACAAGAAACCAACCAAGAAATCCAAGTATCCGCTCGGCAATGTTCCCCATCTGATTCCTTACAACATCATCAGGGAATCATTGCAACAAGATGCAATCGATAACATCAATGCTAATCAAGCTCGTCATCGATTCAGAAGGTTTACAAGGCCTGTGGACGTTGCAACTCCGCAGGCTCGACTCGTCACCAAAGCCATCATTTATCACTACGAACAATGTTGGTATGCTGCATGGCTTCCCGATAAAGACGATGACTACATTTATGGTTATGCCGTTGCATTCAAAGATACTGCTACCGTACGCAAGGTTCTTTCTCGTTCAATCCTCAACAAGATTGATACTTACGAGGAAGTACCCGTCGGTCGTACCAAATTCTTTGTCAAGCGTCATCTTGTAACGAAAGCCGACATTCAAGCTGGTATGACCCAGCACCATTGGCGTGCTGAACATGTTGCTGTTTATTACGACAAAGCTCGTGAATTGGCTCCAGCATTGGATGAGTTTCGCAAGGCATTGCAAGAAACGATTCCTGTCTGGGATGATCACCGTGAGTTATTCTCACGCATGCGCTGTAAAGAAATTTGGGAAGCACTGGAAATCTACAAAGACTTGATTCCAGAACATAAACAAGATGGTTGGCAACTGACCGTTGACAATCTTCTGGAAGCTCTTGATCGCACAACGACTGTTTACGGTGCTGAATCTTATCGTGATTTTGAATATACATATGTAACCAGGAACCTACATGTGTTCAATACTCCGTTCTTCCGTAAGTGGATGCAACAGGAGTTAGACACATGTACTAACAACTTCAATGATCCAGATAATCGTCAACACAAGGATGTAGTCCGTGGTTTTAAACGTATATTGAAACTTGCTCAGTCCATCGAATACATCCGTTGTATATGGCCTGATTGTCCTATTGATTATTACCAAACACATATTGAAGAATTGATGTCGATTCGTTTGAATCAACGTCCTCATTCAAATGTAAATGAATGGCTCAAGCAACACATGCCCGTTGCTTCATTCTTCAAAATCCTTGATAAATACTATGAACAAGAACTAAGTAAAGACAAGAAAAGATTTATTAACAGCGCCAGCGAAGACACAGGCTTGCCCGTGTTTTGGTTTTCAGATTGGAACGATACGATGTCCATGCTTGGACGTATCATCAACGCTGACAAAACAATTGATCCACCTAAGCGTTGGCGCCTTAATGAATTCCATGATTATGTTCAGGCAGAATCTTGGAAGATCAGTAACCCCAATGAGACATTGCCCCAGGACTTGTTTCCTGAACCGATCAAGGTTCAACACAATAACAAGTCATGGTCATTTTTCCAGCCACATGACACTCATCAGTTGGCAATGTGGGGCAGGGCTGTACGCAATTGCGTTGGCTCAGCATCTGGTTACGCCGAAGGTGTACGCAAGAAGCAACACTTCATTGTGTTGTGCATGCTTGATGGCCAACCACATTTCACAATTCAATTGCGTGTCAGCAACGGCATGATGTCCGTTGATCAGATTCGTGGCCTGTGTAATTCCACACTTACTGCAGAGAACAAAGATGAATACACAGAAGTCTTCCGGATTGCATTGCAAAACCGTGAAGCTGCGCTAAAGTCTGCCTAGCCCCCACGGCTTACCGGTCCTAGCCTCGATACTGGGGCCGGTACAATTCTTACTTTAATCACATTTACTTATGACTGATCTTACTTATGATTGTTTAATGTCCAAAGCAATTCAAAAGATGCTGTCTTATAAAGGATGTATTCCGTCTACAGATATGAATTCATTTCATTACTCACTTTATCTTAAAGTTGCTCCTCCTCATGAATTAGAAAAAGATATTATTAGCGAAATGACGATGCGTAAAATGATTAATGAAAGTGCTTTGTAACGTAACGTTGTGACGGACTACACAGACGATCAACTCCTTGCCATGGCACTTGGCAACATCGGTGATTTTCTCCATGACAATTCACCGCATTACGTGTTGATTGAAAATGATCCTCGCAATGAGGATGACTACGACACATGGAGTTACGGTACTGAGCCGTTACCCCATGATCACACTTGGCGTTCAATGTCAATTGATGTAAGTCCAAGTGAGCCCGAGTAGCCCAGCGGTAGTAGGCAAACGACTTAAAATCGTTCCAGCGTGGGTTCGAATCCCACCTCGGGTACCAATTCAATTACTCAACTCAATCATGATTCAAATCTTTAGTGCATTCAAACATTTCGTCCCTGAGTTCCATGCATTCTCAGATGATGAGAAACGTTACAACATTGGTGCGACATGGACTGCTGCCGATGGCCTCCAGGATTATCACAACTTGGAACTGCGGTACGTTCGTAACTCAGAACGTCTTGCGCTCCAAGGTGATCCACAGCCTGATGGCAGCTGGCGTTATGTCGAACCCAGTGGTCGTGTCCATACCATGACCGCAGATCGAGCCAAGCTATTCATGGAACAAACCCATGCCCATGCCACCATCATGTGTGGAATGCTTGATCGTCTAAAAGATGCAGGACTTATGGAGCAAGTGGTTGACACCAGTGCTCAACCTGCGTAATCTGCATCTGACTTACTACATAAGCCCCTCGCAACAGCGGGGGGTTTTCTTCTCATCACATGGATTCATCAACTAAATCACAAGCAGTTGATCTCAACCTCGTTGATCAAATGTATGACTTAATTCCAGAATGGACATGGAATTTAGTTAAAGATCATCTTGTCAATTTATTGGTAGACATTATGCCTACAACAATACTTGAACGATTGACGGGTGATCCAACAGGTGATGAACGTGCACTGGAAATCCTTGATGATTACTACAAATCATCTGATATGAACAAAGAACTGCTCATTGATTCATTTAAAATCTTGGGCTCTGAACAAACAGCTTATGCATTAGATTCTCTTCAGCTCAACAAAATTTCCAACCCAAACTCCAATGACTGATCATCTGATTACTATTCCAGAAGAACTAATTGACTTATGGGTGTCTCAATTCAATTCCCATACTGATGAAGAAGTATTTACTAATATTGCCCAATGGGCTGCAGACCAGGAGTTGGAGGCGTGCTGCGAGTGGCTTGCTTCCTTGCCAAACAACTGGACATCGACTGCCCTTAAACGTGTTTCCGACCTCCGCGCCGTTCGCCGCCCCAAGCCGCCGAGCTTGAAGGAGCAGGCGTTAGCAGCATTGAAACGTCAAAGGACAAGATCAGTCCCGTCAATGGTTTCATTTGAAGATTGCGAAACCATCCGTCGCGCCCTGGAGCAACTCGATGACTGACTTTCGAGTGCTGTGCGCTGAGCTTGTTGACGAGCTTGAAGACTGGATTGCTTACGGCGATGAGGCCGACTGTGCCGATGCACATGCGGTTGTAGACCGCGCCCGAGCCGCCCTGTCCCAGCCCGAGCCGCATAACCTAAAAAAGCAGGCGCTAAGTGATCTCACTCACGCCTACAACGCAGACAAGATTGACGACACGACGTTTGAAAACCTCCGCCGCGCATTGGAGCAACTCGATGACTAACAATCAACAACATCCCATCACCCCACCGCCAAAGCTAATGAAGGAGTGGCTTGAAGAGTTGGATACGTCTGCTCCCCAAGATGTGCTGCTGGCCGTTGTTCAATGGGGCGCCGACCAGGAGCTGGAGGCATGTGCTCAATGGGTGGATTGGCGTTGGTCGGGAATCAAAAGCAGGGAACTCCGCGCCGCCAGACGCCCCAAACCTCCGAGCTTGAAGGAGCAGGCGCTGGAGGAACTAGCTGAATGGGAGAACGTTATGGACATTGCACCCGATAGCCCCATCCGCCGCGCCCTGGAGCAACTCGATGACTAAACAAATTAACGGTGACAAGTTGTTTGTTATTGATCATCATCCTGCTATTCCACCTTCTGATTTATTAAAGAAGTGGGAAGATGCCTGGTTTGATGAAGAAGAACATGCTGATGTTCTATTGATCCAGGCATTTCAAGCAGGAGCTGACCAGGAGTTAGAGGCGTGTATTGATTGGCTTGCCAATGCACGCAACCATTCTCTTGATTGGGACGAAGCTACTTACTTCTCTGCCAACCTCCGCACTGCTCGCCGTCCTAAGTTGCAGAGCTTAAAAGAACGAGCGTTGGAACTAGCAAAACCACCAGGAACAGAAGGTGCTTATGTCACGTTTGGTCCTGAAGAACTTGCACTTATTCGCCGTGCACTAGAGCAACTTAATGACTGAACCAACAATGGACAACAAAATTATTTTTCAACAAGACTCTCCCAATGGAATGGAAGAAGTACTACGTCTTGACAAAAAAGGTTTTCATTACAAAGATCAGTTCATTGCTGATGCTGGTGAAGCTTACCGCTTAATGGTGGAATTCCTTAAACCAGCTAGTCAGCCAAAGGAAAGTTTAATGATGAAACTTTCTCCTACTACTCAAAAAGTTTGGAATGCATTTAAAACCAATGGAATATGCGCAGAAGAAAAACTTGCTGTTGCTTTGGAAACTATTACCAAACAATTAGAAAGTCACATCGACTTACCAAATGTTGATGGCAGTAAGTATGCAGGAATATGGCATTGTATTGATTACCTTTCAGACATCGCTAACGAACTAAAAGATAACGATGAAATGCCGTAAGTGCAATTCAAAAAACACTCGTGTCATTGTCACTGAACATCAAGGAAATGAAACTTGGCGTTACTGCCGGTGTCTCGATTGCAACACCAAGTACAAAACAATTGAAACTTACGCCGTCAAAAAACGTGGTTCAATACCAGGAAAACCACAACATGTCAATTGCATTAAACGTGGAGAAGAAGTTGGTTCATCTGTGTTAACAGAAATGAATGTCAAACAGATCAGGCAATTGGCATTAGACAACGTCAAGTACGATGTCATTGCCCATAAATTTGGCATTCACAAATCAACTGTCTATCGCATTATCAAACGTAAACTTTGGAGTCATGTCTAGAAAAGCAAAGCCTCCTGCATTCAAGATCGGTGATCGTGTTGCAGAAAAACCAAAGCCTCGTGCAATGTTAACAAACAGTGCAGAAACCAAAGAACGTATTAGTGCTTATCGATCCCAGAGATATGGCACAGTCCTTGATACGGTCTATAAGCAAAACGCAAGAGGATCCAAAGTCCCATATGTAAAAGTTATATGGGATGGTGGACAATCACCATCGCTTCATTCACAGAATAGACTTTGCCCTGAAAAAGATTTGTCTTTAGAAATGCAAAGTTATTTCAATGGGAATGATTAAGACATGGCAGTGAATTTAATTTGGGTAACACCCAACGCAGAAGAGATGATTGTCAAGATGGCTCGGGTTTCCGCTCCGAAAAATCAAGACAATATGGATACAGCTCCACGGTTACTGCAGTATCTCGTTAAGCACAAGCATTGGTCCCCATTTGAAATGGGCAACATGTGCGTTGAGATCAATACAACGCGTGCAATCTCGCCTCAGATATTGCGCCATCGTTCGTTTTGCTTCCAGGAATTTAGTCAGAGGTACGCAGACATCACTGATGTAGGCAGTATCACCATGCCGCACCTGCGTAGCCAAGACTACAAGAACAGACAGAATTCCAATGACGATCTAAAGGAACGTCTTGGTGGTGACAAGCTTGCTGCCTATTACAGGCGCATGGCTAACATCCTGGAAGATTCCAAACATCTGTACCAAGAGATGATCAGTGAAGGTGTCGCAAAAGAGTCAGCGCGTTTTGTATTGCCTCTTGCAACACCTACTCGTCTTTATATGAATGGTACAATCAGGTCTTACATACACTATTTACAACTTCGTTGTGACTCAGGAACCCAACTCGAACACCGAGAAATTGCAGAAGAAATCAAAGGAATCTTCTGTAAACAATTCCCTGTCATCGGACAGGCTGTGTTCTCAGCAGATCAATGACATTATTGAAAAGTACAGTGAACCAGAACAAGCTCGCCGGTTTTTAATCAATGCTGGCATCATTGATGAAAACGGAGACTTGATGCCGCAGTATCAGAATCTTCCGGAAGAATCAAAAGATTCAAATGAAGACGATGCTCCGTGGCTTGATTGTATGGATGCCTTTCAGCAATTGGAAGACAACGAACAATCAGAAACGGATCGTTGGCAATCAGAAGGAAGAGGTCGGTTGTTTTTCTAATTCCTTTTTAGCGTGCGTCGATTCAATCAATTGACGCACTTTCTTTTTGCGTTGATCCACAAGATAAATAATCAGTGCTTTGTTCATTGACTTTACTTTCAATAACAAAATGCTAATTCACTGTGTGGATCCAAGTCGTTCAGCTGGTAACATAACGGCAATCTCCCTGTCCTAAGCACGACATTAAACTGCCAATCACATATAAGTTTTACTTATGTGCTGGTGTCAATTCAACTCAACTCAACTGCACTCCAATGAAACTACTTAAGTTCTCCACTGGTAATGCCAAGCTGGGCAAGCGTCTAATCTTTAACTTGCCCGCTGGCTACTCTTGTCCTAACGCTGGTGTATGCAAGACATTTGCAGATCGCACCACAGGAGCAATCACTGACTTGCCGCAGCTCAACGGTACAGATGCTGCGGAATTCCGTTGCTTTGCTGCAATGGCAGAGACCAGGCCAACAGTACGAGATGCACGTTGGCACAACTGGGATTTGCTGCGGGAAGTAATGTATGAAACCACTGATCAACTCGATGCACTCACTTCAATTCTTGAACGATCACTTGCAGTTCAACCAGAGCTAGAGCTGTGTCGCATCCATGAGTCAGGCGACTTCTGGACTGAGATGTACATGAAGGCATGGGCTAATGTTGCACGAAACAATCGCAACAGAAAGTTCTATGCCTACACCAAGTCTTTGGGAATGTGGTTGTCTTTGCACCAAGACTTGCCTGACAACCTGTACCTCACAGCGTCATGGGGTGGTACGCTCGATTACCTGATTCCAAAACACACAGAGATCTTCCGTCGCATTGCTTACGTTGTGTATTCGGAAGAGCAAGCAGAACACATGAAGCTGCCAATCGATCACGATGACAGCCACTGCTTAGGTGACAAGCCGTTCGCACTTCTGGTACATGGCTCCCAGAGGGCTGGCTCTGCCGCAAGCAAAGCCATATCTCAACGTAAGTCTCAAGGTAAATTTGTTGGTTACGGCAAATCAAACCAAATAAAAGATTAAAGCACTTGCTATTAATAGAAAAGTAAGTACCATCTGTAGGTCCTTTTACCTCCCCCTGACCCCCACTCGGGACCACCAGGGGGATACTTCTTTCTTATAGGACTTTCTTTTATGTCTTACATCATTGCTACTTGGAAAGACAACATGCCTTACGGTGTTACAGCCGATAAAGCATCCAATTCATTTCAATTAATTCCGCTAGTATCAGATGTAGCTCTTGGCCAGGTTTACTCCTCGCCATACCAATCAGGAGCTAAATCAATACTTAAGTGGATCAACGCAAATGACGCAGTCCTCTCCTGTGAAGAACTCCAAGTTTGCGATGAAGGACGATTCAGGAAATGAACACTGGTTTGTAGTTGACATTGAAACAGATAACCTCTATGACAATGTCACTACAATCCACTGTCTGGTCCTGCATGATATCCACGGAAACAAAACTTTTACTTATGGGCCTGACCGCATTAATGACGGTCTTGAGCATATGGCTCGCGCTCATGTGCTCATTGGCCACAACATCATTTTTTATGACGTTCCAGTGATCCAAAAGCTTTATCCGTTCTATACGTTTAAAGCTGCACGGATCATCGATACACTCATTTGCACTCGACTCATTTGGCCCAAGGAGGTACTCTATGATCTTGACACAGAACAATATCAGGAAGTTCCACCGAAGCTGCGTGGTTCGGCCTCGCTCAAAGCATGGGGTTATCGACTGGCTGATTACAAAATTGAATTTAAAGACTTTTCGGAATACTCAGAGGAGATGGCTGCTTACTGCAGACAAGACGTTAATGTTACCCTGCAACTTTTTAAACTCATCCAAAGTCAAAACTACCAGGAGTCAGCGCTCAGGCTTGAGCATGACTTTGCCTTGGCAATTAACAGACAAATTAGAACAGGTTTTCCTTTTGATGTTGATGCATGCCTTGATCTGGTGGATGGTCTCCGAGCAAAAGAGACAGAACTTGAAACACGCTTAAAACAAATCTTTCCACCTGTCGAACACAAAACAGTGTTTGTTCCAAGGGTCAATAATAAGAATCGTGGTTACGTCAAAGGCGTACCATTTGAAAAGATTCATGTGGAAGAGTTTAACCCTGGATCCAGGCAGCAAATTGCAGATCGTCTTAAACAAAAGTACGGATGGAAACCTGAGAAGTTAACAGCGAAAGGTAATCCAGTTCTCGATGATGAAGTAATTGAGAAGCTGCCGTATCCGGAAGCTAAACCATTGGCTGAATATATGTTAATTGAAAAACGTCTTGGTCAAATTGCTGATGGTAATAATGCTTGGCTCAAACTTGTAAACAATGAAACCGGATGCATTCACGGTGACTTAATTACAAATGGCTGTATTACGGGACGTTGCGCACACCGAAACCCCAACATGGGGCAAGTGCCCGCAAGCTATTCGCCCTACGGAAAAGAATGCCGCAGTCTGTTCCATGCACCACACAACTGGACTTTAATTGGCGTTGATGCCAAGGCATTGGAACTTCGTTGCCTTGCTGGTTATCTTGCTTATTGGGATGGTGGTGAATACGCATCCATAGTCACCAATGATGAAATTGATATTCATACATACAACCAAGAACGGTTTGGTGTAGCCACCAGGGACATCAGCAAGCGTTTGTTGTATGGGCTTTTGTATGGATGTGGTGCACTAAAGGCTGGAACGATTATTGATCCGAATGAAAAAGATGAATTTGTTCTGCGTAAAGCAGGAAAAAATGCAATCGATTCATTCATGAACAGCGTGCCAGCGTTGCGTAAACTCAAACAACAAATTGAATATACGATTCAAGAACGTAACTATCTCAAAGGATTGGATGGACGTGCACTCTTCTGCAGGTCTGAGTTCAAAGGTTTGAATGTTTTATTGCAATCATCTGGTGCATTAATTATGAAACAAGTTGTCATTGAATTACACAAGACAATGGAAGAACAGAATTATGTTTATGGAACTGATTGGCAACAAAATGCCATGATCCATGACGAAGTTCAGTTGTCTTGTCCGTCTCACATGGTTGAGACAGTGAGACAAACTGCGTTGGCAGCGTTTCCTAAAGCACAGAAATTTTTTGGTTTCCAGTGTTTAATTGAGGGCGACGCCCACGTAGGATCACGCTGGTCTGAAACCCATTAGACATTCCTACTTCTATGTCTGAACTTTCCCCCGCTACCATCGCCATAGTCGCAGCATTCCGCGAGCGTTACGCAGAGTGTTGGCGCCCTGGACCTTCACCCGACTACTGGCAGGAAGCATGCCTAGCTGCTGCCCTTACATCCTTGGCGGTCCGCATCAAGAACGCTCCTGAGATTCGCCAAGACGTGCTCGACATCGTGAACGAGCTGGAAGAGTTACCGCTTTACGAACTTGGAGAATAGTAGTCACCTTCACTAATAAACACCATGACAACTAAACGCAAGCCAACTCTTAAACAATTGTTTACTGCCTGGAAAAAATATGAAAAGAAATCTGAAAAAATACGGCAAGAAAAATGGAGGCTTGAATCAATAGCAAAAGAAATTGGTTATAGCACTGAATTAATAAATGATGGTGAATATATTTATCGAATTACAATTACAAATTACTGCGGTTCTCCGTACAAAGTTGAACGTATTGCTAAGGCAGATGAATTAAACAATATTAAGTAATTGTTTTTGTCCTAGGCATGACATTAAACTGTCTTTCACTACACTTCTGTACCCATGAACTTTGTAAGTGTTTGCGCTCAAACCACCGAGACACCTCGGGAGGTTTACACCAGCGCTACTTCAACTGCAATGCGTTGTGCCCTATTGTTGCCGCCTGTTGGTAACAAAGCACCAACGCCTATTGAAATCAACATCTATGGCAAAAGTGCAGAGCGTTTCGCTCGGATCTCCAAGAACTCGCAAATCTTTATTCATGGCTCAAAGTTACGTTTCGACCTTGACTCCAGAACGTATTCGCTCCATGGAGGAATTGTCGCAACGGTTGATGAAACGTTCCCTCTCTTTAACACAGTCATCCTCGGTGGTCGTTGCGTTAAAGACATCCACCGCGATGACGAACGTGCTTTTAAAACGACAGCCGATGGCTTGATGATCTGTAACCAAACGCTTTCAGTAAGCACTGGTAAAAACCAAGCAGATCTTTTTAACTTCTATGCCATCAACACAAATCAAGACAAATTAAACAACGCCGAACTGTTGGTGAACTTCACCCGCAAGGGTGTGGGACTCACCATTAACGGTCGATTGATTACCGATGAATGGACTGATTCTCAAACTAAAGAGCGTAAGCACGCCACCAAGATTCAATTGGTAAGTATGACGCTGGCTCCCAAGGCATCGTTGCCTGGTAAAGAAGAGCGTCCCATTCAACCTCAAACAACAGTCAACGGCGAAAACAAAGTTGCATCGCTGTGGGGCGGTAAAACTATTGATGACAACCCTTGGAATGACGGCGGCCTGCCCGATCTCCCTGGTCATTACGGCACCGCACCTGATCTTGAAAACGCACCTTTTTAATTATGAATTCCAAGCTGGTATTTACTTATCAAGATGAAGATTCAAAGATTACTTATGAATCTTTAGGTGTGACTACGGATGAAGTAATGAATCAATTTGTTTGTTTTTTGCTTTCGATGGGTTATGCCAGAGAAAGTATTCATTCTGCAATGCAAGAAATTGTGGAAGAGCATGAAGATTACTTACAGAACAAGCCAGATTACAAACTGGAACTTGCTCTTGAATTAACCTGAGTGTTCGTCCTGGGATGACGTTAAAAGCATCCGCCGTTCCATTACGAACTAACCATGACAGCCACTCCGACTGACATGATGAGTGACACTTGGATGGATGAAATCCAGGCTGAAACTCAATCCAAAACTTCAACGAAAACTATTACGACCATGACTGTGAAGAAAACTTCTGCCCTTGCTACCCGTGGTCTGGATTCCTTTAAACTTTTTCAAGACAAAAGGTTTGTCTCTGGATACCAGAATCTCGTCACAATTCAACCTCTTAACAAATCCAAGACACGAGGTTGGTTCGTGCGGAAGTCAGACCTTGATGCTTGTGGATGGAACGCTACTGAAAGTGACTTTGCTAAAGGTTCAGTTATCTGGGACTACAAGCAAACTTTTGGTATGGCTCCCAATACTTCAGTGGAAGAAGGACTCAATTTCGTTGAGCCTCGCATTCAAATCCTTTTACGTTCTCCCCTCATGGTTGAGGAAACCACAGGGATGAGGCAAACGATTGGCACGTTTGATAACCCTGAAGTTAAGTCTTTGTTTGAAGCTGACAAGATTGCATCAGATCTTGCCAATAGCAAAGGCGAAATGTACAAGCGTAAGTACAGCGTGCGCACCAAATATCTGGTGTACGTGTTGACCCAGGAAAACAAGCGTGCTCATAAAATCCCAATGGTTCTTACCTTGAAGGGATTGAATGGCACTGACATTTCTGAAAAAGTACGTATGTATGAAAAAGAAATGTCCAAGTGCTTGAGCAAAGCTTTGGATTCGGAAGTGCCTCTTGCTTTCAATGAAAAGTTCTACGCCACTACCGTTTTTGCTCCGGTACTTGCCAATGAAATGCGTGGAGCCAACAACGTTGAGATCTGCGCAATTGAATCTTTTGACATTCCTGATTACAGCACCCAAGAAGAAGCGGTCGAATCACTGAATCGCATGTCGATTCCTGATGAAGATCGTGAATCAACCTGGAAGTACCAGGAAATGTTTAACGATTACATCAACGTTCATGCCAAGCAGGATGCTGAAAAGCTGAATGGTGCTTATGGCATTAAAGAAGGTGTTGAAATTCTGCCTGTGTCTCGCACCACAGATCCTGTGGATGTAAAAGCTCTTCCTGCTCGGGATCCTTTGACTGGAGAAGACGACTCACTTTGACGGAATGTCTGGGTTAGTCAGGTCATCTTGTTCAACTGCAACATTGTTAAAGATGAACATGTCTTGAACTAACCCACGAATCACACCTTGACGTTGAGTGGCGATCCTTGCTAAGAGGGTCGCCATTTCTTTCAACACACTTACCGAGTTACATTCTTCTATTGACCTTTTAATCTTTTCTTCCCAAAACTTATCCTCCATTGAAGGTTCGATTTGGAATTGATTAAGTGGAACGTACTTGATTTCCATGGGTACACCACTGGATAATTAATTCTACTTCTATATAGAAAACTAATTTACAACTTTATGTTGTATTAAGGATCACCATGGAACCACTTACAAAAACAATGATCTTTGTCTTGGTTGGAGTCCCAGTAATTTTATTGGGATATGGTTTTAAACGCCTGTCCAATGCCAGAGCTTCTGCTAAGCTGGCACCATCAGAGGAAGATGAACTCTTCATTTGATTTCAAGTCAACTTCAATTCAAAACAAATCATGTCAACGCAAACGCAGGCGTCGCTCAACACGGCGCAACAATCGATTTACTCACGTTCAAACATCCGGCGTGCGTTCCAGGACTTTGATGATACGGATGTCGCCGCAATTAATTTGCGAGATGATTCTTGCATTGTGGTGTATCGCGATGGTTGTGAGCGTGTGTTCCCAAAGCAATTAATCAAAGATGCCTTTGTTGCTTACACGCATCGCCTTAAAGATTTCTTTTCTTACTTAGGACCTAACTACCGTGGCCCATCCATTTGGCACAACAACTCTTACGTCTTATTCAAAGGCTGGTGTTATCAACATGCTCTCGGGCACTTGTCCTCCAATGCTCATCTGCAAGCGGCGTGGGCAGACAAGTTCATTCACCTCAATGAAGCTGAAAAACTTAAAGCTTTATTGCAATCGGATCAAACTGATCTTGGTTATCTCGTTGCTCCAGATGGCTTTAGATATGTGCACTCGCCTGAGCTGGGTTCTTCTTTTGATGATGAGGAGAATGATACGGCTGATGTACACAAAACTCCGGAGCCTACGCCGTATTGTTCCTGTGGTTCATTCCAAAGACAACTGAATAATCTTGCTGATTTCCAGCAGGAAATCGCTGGTTACAAACCCTGGTGTATTCATTTGACTTGGTTCAAGAAGTACAGGGATTTGTTATCAGAAAGAGCTCGTGTCCGTTCGGAATCTCGTGGTCAAGCACCTGAGAAATGTGTGGCATGGTGGTACGCACCGCCTTCTGATCACACAGGGGATGGACGTTTTGTGTTGCTGCATACCAAGTCAGGGGCTCAAGCTCCGTTGACTCATTGGAAACTCTACAAACCAAGTGAGGTATTTACCAAAGACAATGCATGGGATCTATTTTTTAATATGATGGCTGCAGACTATGTCCCATTTCCTGGGACTGCACTACCACAACTTTCATCTTTTGCTAAGAAATGACTAATCAACAACAACACCCCATTGCCCCACCGCCGGAGCTGGTTGAAAAGTGGGCAAATGATTCGGTTCCCATGAGGGCCAATGCAACAGCCCGAGACTGGGAGATTGTTTTTGCCACCCGAGCCGCTCAATGGGGCGCCGACCAGGAGCTGGAGGCGTGCTGTAAGTGGCTACGCGAAGCCAAAAATCATGGTCTTGGTTATGAGTACGGGCAGGAGCTTGCCGACAGGTATCGCGCCGCCCGCCGCCCATCTCCTAAGCCACCAAGCGCTGTTGCGCAAGCAAAAGCATTGATTGAGCGCCACGAGGATGGTTGGTGCCCAAGCGACGCTGAATGGCACGTTATCCAAGAGGGACTGGCCGAAGGACTCTGTGCACTGGAGCAACTCGATGACTAACTCTTTTCTTTCATCAGAATCTTATTGGATGGGTCCAGGTGTTATCTGTCCTAAACATGGAACACATCCACATACTATTGTAAGTACCATTAAAGGTCATGAAGGACATTGGTGTATGATTTGCGCCCTTGAAGCGCTTGGAAATCCATTACCAACAATCACACAAGAAGAGTATTTAAAACAAAACAATGACTGACCTTTGGCCATCGCCGCCAAGCTGGAGAGTGCCAATGACTTATGACATCCTTGAATACGCCCGTCAACTTGCAACCCAACCACGCATGGCCAACAACACACGTTATGAACTTGAGCTTCCAGAAGATATCCATTGGGAGCTTGTAAAACTAGCTGCAGACCTTAGGATGCATCATGAAGATTACGCACAAAACATTCTAATTGGTCATGTTGAACAACAACTGGATCGAAAAGCTAACGATTGAATGTATTGATGAAGAAGGTGGTGGCATGACCATTCAAATCGAATGGGATGAAACCGATCCTGATCTTCAATACTGGAATGACCTTGGCACAAAAGGTCAAGAACGTTTTATTATTGATGCGTTGACTCAAGCCCTTGAACCTTACCGCAATTCTGATGGCATTTGAAACCTACGGTCTTGAAAAAGATCAGTACAGGAAAATCTTCCTGGAAAAAACTGAGTTCATGGTGGATTTATTTCTTGCTATGAAACTAAAAGCCGAAGCAAAAGGCTTGAATCTGGATCATTACGACAACAAATTTGTTTGGAATTTGTTCCAGGAAATTGGCTACGGAACAGAAGAAGCTGCTCGCGTTCATCAAAAAAAGAATGATCCAGATGCTTTACTGGAACGCAGCTATGACCCAGTCGGCATGCCCTCCAGGGTAGAGCTGGCAGAATCTCTTGCTTCTGTCAATGCCAAGGTTGAGTCGCTAACTGATTATGTAGCAACGTTGGTGCAGGCGTTGCAAAATGGATTGACAAAGCTGGTAGACTAATTGCCCGTCCTGGGTAAGACGTTAAACTGCCCCACACTTTACATTTCATTTCAAATCATGTTTGAATTTTTTACTTCTGTCATTGCTCCCAAGCTTGCCGAGATTATTACCGAACTTGCATGGACAGCATGCGCAGCAATGCTGGCCTACATGGTAAATAAAGTTTGGAAGTCTGCATGAACTTTTAATTAATTCAACACATTGCATTGTTACCCATGACTCAAATCACTCAAACAAAACTTGATAAGTTAACAGTCCTGCAACTGTACGAACACTATGGTGCCCTGGAGCGGTCTCTTCCTCTCCTCACTCCTGAATCCCAGGAGCTGGCAAAGGCAGAGCTGGAGACTTGTCTTGCCTTACGGTCTGAAAAAATTGATCGCATCTATTACGCGTGGGCACACCATGAAGATGCGGTAGAGCGTGCCAAGGCTGAGCAGGAGCTTTTATCGGCTGCCAGGAAACATCATGAGTCTCAAGTCACACAGATCAAGGGACTTATTAATTGGTTGCGTCGTGTCGCACCATTGGATACAAACAAGATTACAGGCAAAGATTATGAATTTACATTAAGTAAAAAGAAGAATCTGTCCGTCACCATTACGTCTGATGTAAGTGACTGGTCTGAAAAAGAACAAAAGAAATTTTGTTTGGTTGAAACAGTCACCACAACTAAACATCATGTGGTAACTTCTATAGATGGTGAAGTGCTACAAGAAAGCACATCGCCCATCACTAAAACTGAAATTATTCCCAACATCAATGCCCTTATCGATGCCTACCAAGCAGGACAAGAAGTTCCCCATGGAGTCAAAATCCAACAAGATTACAACATCCGACGAGCAAGAGTCCTTGTCAAGCGCAAAGTGGACTCACTTTCACCCGCATATCCAGCAGAGTTTCTATCAGAACTTGAAGGCGCCGACCAGTCTTGATGACGCGCACATCCGTTGCCGTTGTCATGAGCAGGCGATTGAAGACTTCCAGCTGCAAATCGAGATGATTGATTTAGAACTGGCAATGCTTTCAGATGATGGAGACATCCTTCCTTATAACGAAATCAAAGCGCAAGATCTGGAAGAAAAGAAACTCAAGCTGATGGTTGGCAAACGCTTTCAAATCAATGCTCGTAATTGTTATTGGTATCACCTCATGAAAGCAAAAAGTTAAAGTTGTAAACTAAAAGAAAGGCACGGGTTCCATGGCGGATAAAGAACAGTTGGTTAATTTGATCGCTGGTTTTACCAACGATGGGACCCCTCTGCAGGCAATCGTTGGCAGTAAGTCGGAATGGATGGTAACTATTCTGACTGCTGCCATGCTTGCTAATGAAAACCTTGCAGCTTCAATGGATGCACAAGAAATGGTTGATGCATCCATTAATTACATGCATGTGATCCAAGAACGGCTTGGATATTACCAGCAACATCAATCACATTCTCTTGAAAGACTGTTGGGCAACTGACATTAAAATAAAAGAACTGGAAATGTTCTTTAGAAATGTCGCAAACAAAAGCACAGTTAATCGATAATTTAGTTCAACCTATTACCGGTGCGCTGGGCAGCGCATCTGCACCGACATTTAGTTTTACTGCAGACCCAAATACTGGTTTGTATTCTCCAGGGGCAGATCAATTAGCCATCTCAACTAATGGGTCCAAAAGACTTCACGTAGACGCAAGTGGCAACGTTGGGATTGGCATGACACCCGTTTATGCCTTTGATGTAACCGCCGGTAATGGCAATGCAATTA